CACGCTGAAGGAATCCACCGCGCCCAATGCCCTGCCCATCAACCTCACCGACTTCACCGCCGCCGGACAACTCCGCGAAGATTGGGACAAGCCCCTCCTCGCCGACTTTGCCGTCTCCTTCCCGCTGCCTCGCACGAGCGGAAAGGTGCGTGTGCTCCTCACAGACGAGCAGACCAGCGCCCTGCCTGTCAGCCGCGCCCGATACGACATCTATGTTTCGGACCCCTACGGAAACAGCCGCAAAATCCTCGAAGGCATCGCATACATCGAGCGAGCCATAACCCGCACTACCTGACCTATGGCATTCGTCGATCTTACCCTTGTTCCAAACACTCAAGTTGTCGTCGCCCCCGGCATCGCCCTCCCCATCGGCAGCGGAGCGCAAGGGCCTGCTGGCACCGTGGCCATCGGCAGCGTCACGCAGCTCGCCACAGGCACAGCCCCCACCGTGGCCAATGTTGGAAGCCCTACGAATGCAGTTCTCAATTTCGGCATCCCCCTCGGAGCGCAAGGCCCAGGTGGAACGATAGCCGTTGGCGCAGTGCAGACCATCGCGGGCAACCAACCCGCCACCATCTCCAATGTCGGCACGCCACAAAATGCCGTCTTAAATTTCGCCCTCCCTCGCGGCCTCTCCTCCACCATCGCAGTCGGCACCGTCTTCATCCTGCCCGCAGGCGCAACGCCCACCATTGCCAATGTCGGCACGCAGGAAAACGCAGTTCTCAATTTCGGCATCCCGTCACCAGCACCCGGCCCGAAGGGCGATGCGGGCGAACGAGGCCCAGCCTTCGTTTACGGATCGCTCTCATTCATCTCGGATGTCTCGGACGATCACTTGACGCACTGGATCGGTCGCGCCAGCGCAGGCACCGGCACGGATCAGCCGGCGTGGACGATCACCAAGAGCGTCTTCACGCCCAGCGGCGAACTCGTCAGCCGAGGCGTAGCCGCCTCCGCAGTCTGGGACACGCGCGAAACTGCCAACTATGTCGCCGGGGCCGTCTCCACCAGCGAGATCGACGCAGGCTTCTTCTAAAAAACTTAGCCCAATATCACACCCGCCCCGCCTCTCCACGATGCGCAATTGGGCGGGTTTTTGTGCCCTCTCCCCCTCCGTGTCCTCCGCGCTCTCCGTGGTGAAAAACGCACGGAACGCCCCGCAGAAGACACGGATTTTTCGAGCGGCAAAATAACGCCCGTCCGACCACCGGACATCGCAACCACAACCACCACCACACAAAAAAATCATGTCTGTCCCAATTCGTATTCGCCGCCGCCAATCCGGTTCCGCCGGAGCACCCGGAGTCCTCAAGTCCGCCGAACTCGCATTCAACGAAGTTGATGGAATCCTCTACTACGGTAAAGGTGCCGACGCATCCGGCAACGCTACACAAATCGTTGGCATCGGCGGCAACGCCTCCAGCAGCTACGCAGACGGCATCGTCGCCACAGAGCAAGCCGCACGCATCGCCGCTGACAGCACACTGACCACAAACCTCGCCAGCGAGGTCACACGGGCACAGGGCGCAGAAAGCACGATTTCCACGAATCTCTCGAACGAGATCACCCGTGCGCAAAACGCCGAAGCAGCCCTCGGAACTCGGATCGACAATGTTCTCTCGAACGTAACGCCCGGCTCGCTTGATTCGCTTTCGGAAGTGGTCGCCGCTTTCCAGACCGCCGATTCCAGCTTGAACGGAGCAATCACCAGCCTCGCATCCAGCGCATCCACAAACCTCACAAACGAGGTAAACCGCGCCACCGCAGCGGAAGCCGCCCTCGCTTCGGACATCTCCGACATCGAGACAGCCGCATCGGCTCTCACCAGCCGCGTCACCAGCGCCGAAGGCAGCATCACCTCAAACGCCTCCGCGATCAGCGCCGAGTCCACAGCTCGCGCAGCCGCGATCAGCGCAGAGACCAGCGCCCGCCAATCCGCCATCAGCTCAGAGGCCAGCACACGCCTTGCAGCCGACGACGCCTTGAGCGCCCGAGTGCTCGCCCTCGAACCCCTCCTCACGGAGATCGACGGCGGCTCGTTCTAAAGCAACGGCCCAATGGGGCCGGTCAACCTCGTGTCCATACATGACGACCGGCCTTTCAAAATCTACCGAGTCCATACTCATGCCAGTTCCAATTAAGCCTAAAAAAACCGTCGTGCCGGGTCGCATCCCCAGCACGGCGGATTTATCGCTTGGAGAAGTCTGCATAAATTACGCAGACATCAAAATCTATGGACGCCACCCGCAGACCGGAGCCGTCCTCCAACTCACCTCTCCCCCGCGCAACGAAATCCCCGCCATCCTCGTCCACGCCGTAGACGGAGCGAACCTCTACATCGGACGCCTTGAGTGGGACGATTACCCCGCAACAGGATCAGCGGAAAATTCTACATCCTGGACCATTTACAAAATTTCGACCAACTCCGCAGGCGATGTCGTCTCGGAGCAATCGGCCGTCGGCGCGTGGTCGAACAAGGGGAATCTGACCTATGCTTAGCCCCCTCTACGGCCAACTCTCCCCCCTCCGCGTGCCGAGCAAGTCCGGCCGTGCTCCTGTTTCAGATTCGGATGCTGAAGCTTATTTGTTAGCAATTGAAGCTGCCGATCTACAACCAATCGAAGATGGCGTAGCAAATGCGATCAATTCTTTTGTCATCGGTTGCAAAGCGGATGGCATCTGGTCCAGCATCAAATCCTCCTGCATTCTCGCAGGCGCGAGGACGCTTCCCGGCGCACTCGTCCCGCTCGTCGGAACTGCTCCGACGCCCGTAAGTTTTGTTTCTGCGGACTATAACCGCACAACTGGCCTGCTCGGAAACGGCACAACAAAATACTTAAACTCCAACCGAAACAACAACGCAGACCCGCAAAACAATTTTCATTCAAGCGTATATCTTAACTTAATCGGTATTGATGGCAGGGCATATATTGGAGTCGGCGGAAATAATACAACTGGAACAACGCATTTGTTTGCCAACGCTGGAAGTTTTGCATCCCGAAATAGGACTTCATCAATTTTAACAGGCGGATTAGCAAGCACGGGGTTTTTAGGTCACGCCAGAAGCGCAATTAACGCAATAAAACTGCGCCACAACTCAACAGAATACACAGCGTCGTTCAACTCGGCCGCGCCTTTCAGTAGCGATTCATTTGTGTTTGCAAGAGGCGTTTCCACAACACCGCAATTATTAGCCTCTGGAAGGATTTCCTTTTACTCAATAGGCGAGTCTCTCGACCTCGCCGCCCTCGACTCCCGCGTGTCCACTCTAATGACCGCCCTTGTAGCCGCAATACCATGACACTCGCCGCCCTCATAACACAGCCTGTCAGCTACGAGACCGCGAAAAACCTTGCGCTCGTTTTTAGCTCCGAACTCGCCGCGAAATTCTCCGCTATCCAAGACGAGCATGGCTCCCGATTTATAGCAATCCCAGTCGATCTTACCGATGGCCGCAAAATGCTCTGCGCCGATTTGCTCACCGAAATCGGCCCCGGCGGACTCTACGCGCAGGGATTCGCGCATCTCCCCGCCGAGCTTTTTCCTCTCGTCGAAGTTCTGCCCATGTCAGCCGTCCTTCCGCTCCTGCCACAACCCAAAGAAGAAATCTAACCAACCCACACCCATGCTCGAACAAGTCTCCAACTCAGTGAAATTCTTGGCGTTCTACACCGCCAGCAAACAAGGTAAAACCGGCCTCACCGTCACCATCGACATCTACGATCCATCCGGTTCGCAGATCGTGATAGGCGGCAGCGCCACCGCCATCGGCGGCGGTCTCTACAGCTACACTCTTTCCACCAACAACAGCGCCGAGGGCGAATACGCCGCCGTATTTAAGACCACCGACAGCACCGTCGATTCCCAGCACATCCCGTCTCTGTGGGTTCTCGGTCGCGCCGGAGTCGAAAATCTGGATACTGCCACCAGTTCGCGCCTTGCTGGATCGGCCTACACCGCGCCAGCAAACAGCGACATCGCGGCAATAAAATCCAAAACCGACGCGCTCCCAGCATCGCCAGCAGCGACCGGCGACATCCCTACCGAGTCGGAAATCGCCGCTGAGGTCTGGGCCAAGCCGACCACCGAGCTGACGATCACTGGCAGCATCGGAGAACGCGCAAAAAATCAAAGCACGATCTCAACGACCGGCGCACAACTCGCCGCAGCCCTCTCTTAAGTTTGGTTTGTTGTTTCCCGGCGTGGGCCAAAACCCACGCCGGGTTTTTTGCGTCTGCCCCTCTCCGTGTCCTCGGTGGTTAAACCTCCTCGGAACGCCCCGCAGAAGACAGCCCGCCGCCCGCTGGCAAAATTCGCGCACAGATGAAGCCCGCCGCGAAAGAATTTTTTAGCACGCCCATGCGCCGAGTCATGACCATCGGCGCAATCGCTGCGGAGTCGCGCACCATCGAGCTGGCCTTTTCGAGCAACGCGGAAATCGAACGATTCCCTGGAATGGTCGAAATCCTCGATCACTCGCCAGAAGCCTGCGACCTCTCGCGGCTCAACGACCGCGCAAATCTTTTGTTCAACCACGACCAGAACGAGGTTCTGGGAGTCGTAGAGACCGCCAGCATTGACGCTGATGGAATGGGCCGAGCGTTGGTTCGCTTTGGACGTTCCGAATGCGCCGAGGAAGCGTGGCAAGATGTGCAGGACGGAATCCTCACGAAGGTCTCAGTCGGCTACCGAATCTGGGAGGTCAAATTGACCGAAGAACGAGAGGGAATGGATGTCTACACCGTGAGCCGGTGGGAACCCTACGAAATCTCCCTCGTCACAATACCCGCCGACCCATCGGTCGGAGTGGGTCGCAGCCTTATCAACCCGCCAGAGCCAATCGGCAACGGCACAATCAACCAACCCAAAATGCAAGATTCAATCGCACCCGCGCCACAAGCGCCCGCACCGGCGGCACCGGAGATCAACGTCATCGCCGAGCGCAACGCCGCTGTGAAAGGCGAGCAAGACCGCACCCGCTCGATCCTCGAAGCAGGCGACAAATACGGCATGCCCGCGCTCGCCGCACAGATCGTGCGTGACGGTGGCAACCTGGTGGACTTCCAATCCGCCGCACTTGCCGAGAAAGACAAGCGCAGCGCACAAATCCGCGAAGGCCATGCACCCATCGGCCTCAACGAACGCGAAGCAGGCAGCTTCTCCTTCGTGAAGTTGATCCGCGCACTCGCCGCAGAGCCAACCGACAAGAAAGCCCGTCAAGATGCGGCTTTTGAATTGGAAGCTTGCGAAGCAGCCGCCGGAGCAATTGCCCACCGTAACGTCAAAGGAACGATGATTCCCGTTGATGTCCTCACCGCAGGCTATGGACAACGCGGCACAAACACCGTTTCCGGCAAATCCGCAGCAGGCTACACCGGCACAGGAAACAACACCGTGCAAACAAACCTCCTCGCCTCCTCGTTCATCGATGTCCTCCGCAACAAAGCGGTCATCATGAACCTCGGCACCGAGCTGGCTGGCCTCGTCGGCAATGTGGACATGCCGAAACAGACAACCTTCGGAACCGGCTATTGGATCGGTGAAGACGACGACGCGACAAAATCCGACATCGATTTCGGACTCGTCTCGCTCCGTCCTCGCACGGTTGCAAACTTCGGCGAAATCACACGCCGCATGCTCATGCAACCCTCGCTGTCCGTCGAAGCCCTGCTTCGTAACGACCTCGCGCAAGGCTTGGCCCTCACCATCGACTCCGCAGCATTCTACGGAACCGGACTCAGCAACGCACCAACCGGAATCAAATCCGCCGCAGGTGTGCTCTCGCAGTCCTTCGTCGCAGTGCAGCCAACCTTCGCGGAACTCGTGGGAATGGAAAGCCTCGTCAGTGCTCAGAACACGGACGTTGCCAGCATGGCATTCGTTGCCAACCCATCCACACGCGGCATGGCAAAAACCTCGCTCAAATTCCCAACCGGCTCCACCAACGGCGGCACGATCTGGGAAAATGGAACAATGAACGGCTACCGCACCGAGATCACCAACCAGATCACAACTGGCGATGTGTTCTTCGGCAACTTCGCCGACTTCATCATCGGCCTCTGGGGTGGTCTCGAAATCACCGTGGACCCATACAGCAACTCGACCAAAGGCCGTCTCCGCATCGTTTGCATGCAAGACGTGGACTTCGCTGTCCGCCGCGCCCAGTCCTTCGTTTACGGCAAAAAGCCCTAAGCGATAGCTGAAAACTCAACCGCCTCCTCCGTGTGCAATCGCGGAGGAGGCTTTTGCTAACGACCCAACGCCATGGAACCTCAAAAAATCACACTCCTCCAAAGCCTCATGATTGCCGGCGAATCCTGCCCGGTCGGCAGCGATGTCGAAGTCTCGCCCTCCTTCGCCCGCGAACTCATCGC